GGGGGAGTTATCGGTGGCGCCCGCCAGGCTTCCGGCCTGACCCACCTTCGTTCCTTTACCCCGGTCTGACCACCAGGAGGAGGGAACGCATGTTAGCGGTTAGTGGCTTTTTAGTTTCACCAGGGCGAAGCCCCCGCACTTAAGCTGAGTGGGTGCAATTATTACGTCAACACCTAGACGGTCCGAGGACAAATTTTTATATATACCCGCCACGTGGGTTACTCTAATTAGTCTGGTCAGGACTAAGTTAGAGCATAAGCAGCTGCGCCAAGCAAGACATCCTTATTGTCCCAAGCGGACTTAATGAACCAATTGCCAAGAGAATCCAAGTAAGCCATCACTTCATTAATGGTGTTCCTGGAACCGACAGATGGTCCAGATGTGGCAACAATGCCATCCTGATTATCACCAGGAATCCACTCGTAGACAGCAACGAACCTAGTCCTGATACCAGTGGCCGCCGGAAGCCCTGAAAATCCCGCTATTATAGCAGTTTGATCAGCTACTGCCCCAGCAACATTGTCAGTACGATTGGACACGGGTTGAAATGTCAAGTCCCCCTGGGAGGGTTTCCACTTAATCTCCACATAAGAAGATGGAGTACGCTCAGAATGAAAACAAGCGTTGCGGATACCCACAGTAGTACTGCTAAACCCGTTACCTCCATTGGCTACGGGCAAAAGGTCGATTAGATTGGACCCAGAACTGTATCCCACAGAAACAACACCAGCCCTAGTCAACTCCGACCCCGGGTACGAAATCTGTAAACAAGCAGACAAGCACCGATATGCTGTCGCTCCGGTTAACAGAAAAGCGTTACCTGGAGAAGGAGTTAAACTTGATCCTGGAGAGGAAACAGTATCTGTGGTGGCTATAGTTGAATTAAAAATGTAACTAGAAGCACCAGGAATCCAAACTAACCACCCAGCAGTCTCACCAGTCCTTGAAAACCCGACATTATCAGAGGCAAACCGGGTGATAATGCCTCCTCCGAACCCAAAGCCGACACCAGGAACTAGATCCGCATTACAAGGATCATCCAAAAGCTTGGCGTACTGCAAAGCAGCCCTATCTAAAACCTGCTTGGTCAACCTAGGAGTGGGGTCGGCCGTCCTGTTTTGGACGACACGCCCTTTAGCAGCTTTCTTCCTCTGGTTAGCCATAGAATTCTTGTTAGTCATGTTAGCCTTCTTCTTCGCCATAGTGTCAACAGTCTATTGCAGCACTATAGGGTATGACTCTACTGTCTGACAAGGGAAAATCAGATAGCCGAAACTGGGCATAGTGAGTCTCCAATTGGACCTGCTCTTGCGGAGTGACCCCAAAGGCAAGCCAATAAGAATGCCTAGCTTCGTCAGTTATAGGCAATCCAACATACTTCATGCCCTTGGCCATCTGGTAAAACCCTCTATCCTGTAAAGCCTCAATAGTGCTGTACTCCCTGCCTGGTTGTAGGAACATGCGGTAAAACGACTGGTAGACAGGCACACCATCCGTCAATGCCATTCCACATGTTCCAACAGCGTCCAGCCAATCAAGCTCGGACTTACGGTCAGGAAAGTTCCTGAAGGTCGAGAGGTCTTTAGCCATGGCCGCCTCAGGATTGCGAACCATAACCCAGCCAGCGGCTGTGACAACAGGCCGACATTGACAGAAGTCAATCTTCTCGAAAATATCGATAAGAGGCTCGACTTCCATCTTAAAACCCATGTCACGAAACCATGGCTGTATAACCCCTGCAACAAGACTACTGTCACGCCTGTCCATGATGAGCAATGAATCATCACCATCATTGACGATTCGGAAGTCTACGCCAAGATCGTACTGCAGGGCGAGCAACATTGAACTCATAAGCAGACAATTGCCTGCACTAGTGTTCATGTCTCCGCTCATCCTGCACCCCTCAGTCTTGTACTTGACAAAGCCCCCATCAGCGGAGGCAGTGCAATCATTCCGCAACTGCATATCAAGTAAAGTCCTGAGCTCGGATCGTAAATGGCTAGGACAGAATCGCATCCACTGCCGATGTTCCCACTGCAGAGCAGTGATGGACACGTGTTGGTCAAACCTAGACGCGTCCATTGAAATAGCAACAGGGTCGCCAAATCTCTCCCAATGACCTCGAAGAACTCTCGCGCGGGTTCTGGGATCATAGCCCTTCAAAATAACTGGGTATCCAGCTACGGTTTTTAAAACATCTTTAAAAGCAGGTTCGTAAACCTTAATGAACCTGCCCAAAGAAAGTCCATAAACTGGGCACCTAGGATTACGAGGCTGTATGATCCTGGGCACAGCTCCGGGCTTCTTCACCGCTTCAATTTTCAAGAAGCCACGTATCTTCGCGTCAGATGGTTTCACCCCCCGCCGCTCAAACTCAAGCCTCGCCTTCTCGTAAGTAACCCGCCTGCGGCCGGAATACGTATCCACAACTTGTGTGGGACTCAACGGCCGGATGGGTACGATGTTACTTCTGAGTAAGCGATCAATTGTCCTAAGTTTGTTGAAGAATACGTCAGGCTGCGGTCTAGGCACGTCAATTAATTTGCCGGTGTCATCTCGAACACAAAACACCCTTTCGACCACAGCTTTCCGGAGATTAGTGAGTGTGTTAGCATGAACGCCTATAGGAAGTGAGACACCAGGGACATTCCACCTGACGCCTCGCGACTTATTACGTCTACCCGCTTCCCTTTTACCGGCAGGCACTTCTTCCCACCCCACTGAGGAATGCTCGACCCCATAATCGTGGTCGTCCTCTGGGAAGATGCCATACCGGCACCCCTATTTGCTACCACCACCCCGAGACACCTTCACCATGAAAGGTATCCCAAACCAGTACCTTGGCTCCCACAAAGGCTCCTCCATCCGCTTACGCTGACTTCTAGCCGCCTTAGTGTGAGTCCAATGTCTGGCCTCTATGTCACTCTCTTGTGGAACGAAGTAATGAGCAACACACAAGGGATGCAAACTAGCTGCATCTTTAAGCCGTAAACTCTTCTCACGAACATAGGTGCCCAGTATCCTAGACACTTCGGTACCAACACACATACGATTGGCAGGTGTGTCTTCCAAAAGTGCAGGAAAACTAAGCACGAGTCTCTGCCTCACTATATTCACCATGCGAATGCGATAGCGTTTTCGTTGGACTGGTTTCTCGAGAAAACCCGACTCACCATCATCCTCCAAAGCTAGTTCCACTGACTGTTCGACATGCTGAGAAACGACAGGCTTGGAATAGTAATAGCAATAGAAACGTCTAGCAATTAGACCAGTGACACACACTCCGGCCACAAGGCCTACCACTAGACGGGTACTC